CCCGTTCGAGGACGTGGACGTGATGCACGGCGGGCGGGTGGTGGCTGTGCTGTATCTGGAGGGGGCTGGACAATGACAACCAAGCCAGCATGGGCACACCTGCCCAACGCCCGGCACATTGACGCCGTGCTGGCGGACGCTCGCAAGAGGCCGGGGGCATGGGACGCAGCACGGACCGCAGCACGGGACGCAGCACTGTACACAGCACGGACCGCAGCATGGGACGCAGTACGGGGCGCAGTACGGACCGCAGCACGGGACGCAGTATGGGACGCAGCAGGGGACGCAGCATGGGACGCGATATCTGCCCTTGTCACTTGGGACTCCAGCGCAGACCTTCTGGACTGCACCCCCGACGTGCTGCGCGCGATGATTGACCTGGCCGAGCCGCCCGTGTGTCACCAAGCGGCGCTGCTGCTGCCCTACGCCACCGTGAGGTTCGGGACATGAGCCGCATCCGACTGGACATCACCACCGACGCGCACATTGCCGCACTGCCCAACGCCAAGCGCAGCCGCGAATATTTCCTGGGTAGCGGGCTGTGTCTGGTGACCATGAAGAACGGCAAGCGGAAGTTTGTGGTGTACGCACGGGCCGTGTCCATCGCTGGCTGGGTGAAGTCCAAGCCACACCTGATCGGCTACTGGCCCACTGTTGGCATCGCCGCAGCCCGCACCTTCGCTCGGGAGTATCGCGCACTAGCTACCCAACAGAGTAAAATCGTTGAGGTGCAGCGCGTACCAGTGAGCAGACCCTGCGACCCCGTCACACTGCAAGACGCGCTCCACACACCTTGGGAAAAAGGATATTGATATGGCACGAACCTACTCAAACGAAGAAATAGCACAAATTATCCATGACGCAGGTGGACCTAAAACCACCTACGCCGAACGCATCCTGCGGCAGGCAGCCGACACCCTCAAGCAACGCGGACAGGTGTACGACAGCCCCGAAGGTGAACGCAGTATGGGCAAGACGGTCACCGCGTTCAACACGATCACTGGCAACAACTTGACCGAGGCCGAGGGCTGGCTGTTGCTACAACTGTTGAAGGATGTGCGGCAGTGGTCGAAGGAGGCCTATCACGAAGATAGTGCTGTGGACTGTGTGAACTACGCCGCACTCAAGGCCGAAGCACTGGCAGCCAAGTAGCTGCTGTGATACAGTGACCTGCACCACCCACGATGGACTGACAGTATGTACGCAGATGTAGCGATTAAAGTGTTGGACGAGAGGATCGGGCTGCCTGAATACGCCACGATGGGTAGTGGTGCAGTCGATCTCAAGGCGTGCATCGAGCAGTCCATCCGCATCCTGCCGGGTGGGGTCAAGACGCTACCTACGGGACTGGCTGTGGCTCTGCCGGATGGGTATGGCATGTTCATCTCCTCGCGCAGTGGTCTGGCCATCCAGCACGACATCATCGTGCTCAATTCTCCGGGTCTGATCGACAGTGATTACCGAGGAGAAGTGCGGGTGGTCTTGAAAAACACAGGGGATACTGTATTCTTTATCCACCCTGGTGCGCGTATCGCTCAGGCGTTCATCGTTCAGCTTCCACGCATTCGGTGGTTGCCTGTGGGTGATCTGCCGGATACAGAGCGTGGCGCTGGTGGGTTTGGTCACACAGGAACATGAGGAAACCATGAGCACATCTTACGAAGTACATCCGGGTATCGAGATTCCCCCGGTGCAGCGCATCGGTCGGCGCGGCAGCAAGTACCCCTTCGCCACCATGTCGGTGGGGGAGATGTTCTTCATCCCTACCGATGAAGTCCCCAAGTCATTCAGTTCGCAACGCAATGCCGCACAACGGCGCCTGACCCGCAAGTTCGTCTCGCGCCGGGCCGTGCTGAACGGTGTCGAAGGTGTGGGCTGCTGGCGCACGGAGTAATGTAGTACACCCCGCCGACAAGGTAGGTCGGCGGAGTATTTAAGTAGCTTGAGGTGTAGCATGTGGGATTCCGCCAAGTACATGGCGTTCGACTTCGAGACATCTGGCACCCTGCCAGAGTATGCCTTGCAGCCGTGGCGCATCGCCGCCGGAGATACATGGGCCACAAGCTTGGCCACGGTGCGCAGAGTGGCCGGCACCGCGCAGGTGGGTGGTGGTCTGTGTGTTGGGGCCGACGCACTGCCACCCAAGCACTACATCCGGGACATGCTTCAGCAAGCCATCGACGAACAGATCACGCTGGTGGCGTGGAACGCACTGTTCGACATCGCGATCCTGATCGGCTATGGCTTTCAGGACATGGTGTTCCAGTGCAAATTCCTGGACGCCATGCTGCTGTGGAAGCATGTGCACACCTTCCCCGAGTACGACACAGCGCGCGACAAGAAATTCCACTACGGTCTCAAGGCTGCCGTGGCGCAGTACATCCCTACCCATGCAGGGTATGAGGCGGACGTAGACTTCCACAGCACCGACCCCGACGATCTGAAACATCTGCACAATTACAACGTGCTGGACTCTGCGCTGACGCTGCGCCTGGCACAGATGTTCTACACCCAGCTCGCCGCCGAGCCTCCCCGGTTGAAAGCTGCCATGATTGAGGCGCAGTGCCTGCCGTTGGTGGCCTGGGCGAACTGGCATGGCATCCCGATGGACCGGGCGGCGCTCGCTACCCTGGGTAACGATCTGACCACTGAAGCAGCCGCCGCACTGGCCGAGCTGGCACCGCACGGCATCACCGAGAAGATCGTCCGATCCCCCAAGCAGTTGTCGAAGGTGATGTTCGAGGACTGGGGGCTGCCAGTCTTGAAGCAGAACACATCCAAGAAAACCGGCAAAACCACCGACTCGACTGACAAGGAAGTGCTGCACGAGCTGTCATTCATTGACCCTCGTGCCAAGTACCTGCGGCAGTACCGTGAGGCGCTGGGAAATAAGACCAAGTTCGTGGACGCACCGGAGGTGTCCGCCGAGTACAACGGGGACGGCAAGAGCCACCCGCTGGCCATTGTGTTCGGCACCTACACAGGCCGCATGACCTATGCCAGCAAGCAGGGGCGGAACAAGGACGAGCGCCAGATCGGCTTCGCCCTGCACCAAGAGAAGCGTGAGGAACGCTTCCGGGATATTGCCACCCCGCCCGAAGGGTACACCCTGGTGGAGTTCGATGCGGCTGGGCAGGAGTACCGCTGGATGGCCATCGCTTCAGGTGACCCGGCGATGCAGCACCTGTGCATGGAGGGCGAGGATGCCCACACCTACATGGGCGCACAGATCGCACGGCGGGATTACACTGAGCTACGCGCTGCCTACGCAGCCAAAGACAAGGATGCTGGATCAGCACGACAACTAGGTAAGGTGGCTAACTTGTCTTGTGGCTACCGTACCTCAGCAGGCAAACTGCGTGTTGTTGCGCGGGTGAACTACAACCTGCCTATGGAACTGCCCGAAGCCACACACATCCGCGAGACGTACCTGCGAACGTACCCCAACGTGCCCAAGTATTGGTCGCGGCAGATCGAACGGGTCAAGCGGCTGGGATATGCCGAGACCTTCGCAGGCCGTCGGGTTCAGGTGCCGGGTAGCTGGGTTGGCGACGGGGCATGGTCGCGTGAGTCCACAGCCATCAACTACCCTATCCAGGGTACAGGGGCTGACCAAAAATATCTGGCACTGTCTGTACTGCGGGGGTACATTGTCAAGCATGGCATCTACTTCGCGTGGGAACTCCACGACGGGCTGTACTTCTACGTTCCTACAAAGATTGTAGATAAAGTCATCCCCGAGATGCGCTATCTGCTGAACAACTTGCCGTACAAAAAAGCCTGGGGGTTCGAGCCACCCATCCCCCTGCCATGGGACTGCAAGGCCAGTGACAAATCGTGGGGCCAACTGAGAGAGGTTAAGGTATGAGTATCATAGACGAAGAACTGAAAGAGCTTGCCGCGTCAGCATTGCTTAACGCATTTTGGACCAGCTTTAGTGCGCTGGTGGACAGATATTTGGCTGCGTCCTCCGGACTTGATATTGCAGTGCAGGAGATGCGGATGGGCGAGATGACCAGTATCTATGGACGAGCTACCGGTGCAGACGTAGCAGATGTAGTGCTGAGCATTTGGTCGCAAAACACAGACGAGGCACCTAGTAGCACCACAGGGTTCTCTACTCTACTGGGTGCTCTCGAATACCCCTATGCCAAAGAGATATATTTGCAGGGGGAGGAGGTATTCGAGCGCCGCAATGGTGAGTGGTACTTTACAGGAGAGTAAGTCATGATCCAAGACACCGCAGCACACGCACCCCCCGAGGTGTACTTCGTCCACAAGACATCCGGCGCCCGGTTCAGGGTGGTTGCCCGTGACACAGCGGAAGGCACGATCACGCTGGAAGGCGAGTACGGCACGTTCACCGAGAAGTACGACAAGGAACTGTTTGCCAAGAACGGCTACGCATTGGAGCGGCGGTGATGCAACCGTTCCCCTGGAGCTACAGTTCACTCAACACCTTCGCCACCTGCCCCGCGCAGTATCACGCGCTCAAGGTTACCAAGACAGCAGCGGATGTGAAGGGTGAGGCGGCACGGTACGGCGACTATGTCCACAAGCAGTTCGAGAACCGCCAGCGTGACGGCACGCCACTCCCCGCAGACCTGGCCCACCATGAGGGGTACATGCAGGTTCTGGCGGGGCTGCCGGGTGAGCGACTGATCGAGGGTAAGCTGGCCATCGACAGAACCTTGCAGCCCTGCAAGTTCTTCGACCGGTATGTGTGGGCCAGGGGCATCATCGACTTTGCTGCCATCGATGGCGACACCGCGCAGATCGTGGACTACAAGACCGGCAAGCGCCTACCCACGCCGGACCAGATGAAGCTGTGCTCCCTGTTGGTGTTTGCTACCTACAAGCAGGTGAAGAAGTGCAGTTGCGCCTACTACATGACACAGTTACCAGAAGGACAACGACTGGTTACACACAGTTTCCACAGAGAAGAAAGCGCGAAGCTGTGGCAGAAGTTCGTACCTAACTTGGTACAGTATGTAGAGGCGTTCCATACGGACATCTGGCAAGAGCGTCAGTCTGGCCTGTGTCGTGGGTGGTGCCCGGTTAAACAGTGCGCCTACTGGACACCTAAGCCCAATGCATGATATAGTGAATGAAGCTGGGGTCAAACGGGAAGTAAAGAAACTACTGACCAAGCACGGCTGGTACTACTGGATGCCCTCAGCCAATGCGTTCGGGACTTCAGGGATCGCCGACTTCAACGCGGTACGGGATGGTAAGTTCCTCGCCATCGAGACCAAGTTCGGTAGTAACAAACCCACCGCGTTGCAGCGGAGATTCCTGGACAGTATCGCCGAGCACGGCGGGCTGGCGGTGGTAACCACCGAACGGACCCTGGGTGATTTGGAAGTTTTGCTTCAATTGTTGGACGATCTGTAGCTGTATTGGAGAGTCGAGTATGCGACACACCATCTGCACATGCGAAGCCTGCCCCGATCCGCACCAGCCCATGACCGGAGAATGCTACGGGCACAACCTGGCCGACTGCCCGTCTCAGATCGTGATCCCTGACCCCTACGGCACTGGGGATAGGTGGTATCGGTGGGTCGATCATGGCTGCAAACTGAAACCTGGAACGAGGATCGCGGAATGAATCCAACGACAGAGCAACCGCCAGCAGATCTAAGATGTTGCGGGAACTGCAAGCACTGGCAAAAAAAGGCATACATCCACTGCCAATGTAGCGGGCCGTGGGGAGGCGATATTGTCGGCGACAAGAACTGCACATTCAGGGCGAAGAAAGCGCGCCGCGATATGCAAACACGATCTATCGCAGCGGTAGAAACCGTTTGATCTGTCGCACGGTGTCTGGTTTTATGCGCTGAATATTTGGAGGCTCGATGAAACTAACCGAACTAGAATCTGCGTGGAATGCGCAAGCGGACGCACTCAGTGTAGGGTTAGAATCCCTACCGAAGCCGTTGCTGCTTCGCCGGGTAATGCCAGACGACTACCGGTATGGCGATGTGTATGGCTATACGGGCAAACAGATGCTGGCGTACGCTAAGCGGTGTGTCGCCGCTGAACGTGCGGCCTTTGATGCCTACGCGGCGGCGCCCATAGCAGAGAACGCCAGCACGAATTCCTGGCAACCAATCGAGACAGCACCGAAAGACGGCAGCAGAATACTGCTTGCAACACCTACAGGTAAAATATCGGACGGTATGTGGTCGCTCCAATACCGCGTATGGTCATGGCCTTACGTAATGGTAGAACCAACGCACTGGATGCCAGCACCGGAGCCGCCGAAATGACCACGCTTAGGATCGGCAAGCTGATCTACTGTAGCACCAAGATCAGGCACGACTTGGCTATTTTCGACGAACCCGCTAGGCATCTAGCTTGGCGGTTCTGGTGGAGCTACTGATATGACAACGTGCACACGGTGCCAAGGCACAGGGTTTTTGAATCTGCACCAGATACCAGACGATGACCTCGCCTATATTGGTGATGATTTTATTGGTGGTGTCCTGGAATGGATTGATTCACAAACTGAATCGCATGACGTAATCGTGTGCGATTGCTGCGGCGATGGTGATGAATGGTATGGCGAGCCTGGGGAGCACTACGGCCCGCAAGACCCTTCCGGCGATTCTGGACCTTACGCTTACAACGGTGGCTTGTGCGAATGTCATTGAATATTGTGCCAGCAACCAAACAAGACGCCGAATACAAAACCTACGGCAGACGCGCAGGCCGCCCACTGGGCGTCCCCTACGACCCGGCCCGGTGTGTGTACGCCATCTGGAGCGGCGACCAGTGCAGCAGGCGCAACGGCAAAGGGCCGGACGGGCTGTATTGTGGGATTCATGCGAGAAAGTATCGGGAGGAAGGATGACCGGCGATAACGAGACGATACTTCGGCTGATGATTGAAAACACACGGTTGCAGGAAAAGAGCGTATTGCTGGACCGCCTGCTGTTTGAGGTGGCGCGCAAGTTTCCAGACGAAACGCGCTTCGACACTGCACTGCGGTACATACGGCAGGCCGAGGAATGCGGAGTTTCTGTAGCTCAGGAGGACCAGAAATGATCGAGCAATACCAGCACAAAAGCATCGCCGTGTACTCAACCCTGGCCGCTATCGTCACCGCGCTACTGATATGGATCATAGCGAGCACAATGGACTACAACGACGCCCAGCGGGCAGAGATTGAATACTGCCAGCATGTACGCGATGGGCTGTGGCCGGACTACAAAGGCACCTACAACAAAGTGTGCGAGGAGGAATTGTAATGGCAGGTATTGATTACTACTCATGCGATGTGTGCAAGGCGAAAACATTCTGCGACGCCCGGCTTAACTACGACAGGGAGAACTTTCATCCTGTAACGTACAAGCTATGGCCTTCCGGCAATGTCGGATGGATGACAGTGCTCTGCAAGGAATGCGTCGAGGAGTTTCGTGTTGAAGTTGTTCGGGAGGACTCAAGCGATGGCTAACATGGGCTACTGCCGGTTCCAGAACACTCTGCTTGACTTGCAGGATTGCCATCGTGCGCTCGACGGCATGGGCGACTACAAGGCGGAACTGGACGAGGATGAGCTGGAGGCGGCGCTTAAGCTGCTTCGGCTCTGTGAATTGCTGGCTGATGACTATCTTGAGGATCGGTGACAATGACTGACAAAACATTCGACATCATGCTGGACCTGGAGACGATGGGCACTGGCCCCAACGCTGCTATCGTGGCAATCGGTGCGGTTGCGTTCGACCTTCAGGCCGGTACCATCGGGTCCCGATTCTACAGGGTTGTAGACCTTGGCACGTCGGTTGCCGTGGGTGGCGAGATCGACGCGGACACTGTGTTGTGGTGGATGAAGCAGAGCGACGATGCGCGGGCCATGTTCGCCCGAGACGGCGCAGCATTATCTGAGGCACTGGCAGATTTCTCATTGTGGCTGAGTGCGCATGGTGCGCCTGACAATGTGCGCGTGTGGGGTAACGGCGCGGCTTTCGACAACGTGATCCTGTCCAGCGCATACCGCAGTTCGTCACGCACGCAGCCTTGGAGGCACTGGAATGACCGCTGTTACCGCACCGTCAAGTCCCTGTACCCTGACGTGACGCTGGAACGTGTCGGCACACACCACAACGCGGTCGATGACGCCGAGAGTCAGGCGCGCCACTTGATCGCTGTGCTTGGAGGACAAGCGCAATGAGCAGCAACTACATCCCCCCCGCATGGCCGTCCACGATTGAGCGTGGGGTACAGGCGTCGTACCGGTTGAGCAGTGACTTGGATGGGCGGAACGCCAACGTAGAGCAGCGGACCCGCGCCGGTGAACGCTACCACAAACGCAAGCGGACCCGCGCCGGTGAACGCTACCACAAACGCAAGCGGATGCGCGAAGCTGCCCTGGTTGAGTCAATCGCCACACACGGTATCAAGTAGCACATATTCGCTGGACCCCACAATGATCGCAGTTGACGTACCCTCAAAGAGCTTACTGCTGCAACACACAGACCCGCTCACATTGCGTAGCCTGCTGAAGCACAGCAAAGTGCTGGACCACGAGCAGTACAACCTCGCCGTGCGCCATTCGCTGGAAGCCACAAAAGTGTTGCGCAACCTGGGCGTCGCTGCACCCGCGCCGATCAAGTACCACTACCGCTGGCCGGGGAAGTTCAAACCGGGCGCGCATCAGATTGTGATGGCCGAGTTCCTGACGTTGCATCGGCGGGGGTTCAATCTGAGCGAGATGGGCACAGAGAAGACCGCAGCGGCACTGTGGGCGGCGGACTGGTTAATGGAGAACAAGCACATCCGGAAGGTGTTGATCGTCGCACCACTGTCCACGTTGGAGCGGGTGTGGCTGTCTGAAATTTTTGCGGTGTTGATGCACCGCCGCGCCGGCATCGTGCATGGGTCGCGTGAGTATCGGCTGGACATGCTGCGCATGGACATGGACTTCTACATCATCAACCCCACCGGGCTGGCTATCGACTCGGTGCGCAAGGCGATCACGGCGCGTGGCGACATCGACCTGGTGATCGTGGACGAGGCGTCCACCTACTGCAACGCCAGCACCCGACAATACTCCGCGCTGGCCAAGCTGCTGCAACCCCAGCAACGCCTGTGGCTGCTGACCGGAACGCCCTGCTCCAACGCACCCACCGACGCCTGGGCGCTGGCCAGACTGGTCTCACCCGAGCGGGTTCCCAAGTATTTCGGCGCGTTCCGACAGCAGACCATGCAGCAGCTTACCCAGTACAAGTGGTCGCCCAAGCCTGACTCGACGCGCATCGTGTACGAAGCCCTGCAACCCGCTGTTCGGTTTCGCAAGGAAGATTGCAAGGACTTGCCACCCGTCACGGTGTCGGCACGGGACTGTCCGTTGACCACGGAGCAGACCAAGGCACTGAACGCCATGCGCAAGGAGATGCAGGTCGAGCTGCGCACCAAGCAGATCACCGCTGTTAACGCAGCGGACACCATCACTAAGCTAAGGCAAATATTATGCGGCTCGGTGCGTAACCCACTGACTGATGAGTATGTCCAGCTTGACCACGCACCTCGACTGGGTGTGCTCATGGAGTGCATAGCCGAGGCAGCCGCCAAAGTGTTTGTGATTGTACCTTTCAAAGGCATCATCAATGTGCTTGAAAAAGAAGTAAGCAAGGTGTACAGTGTTGGTGTGCTGAACGGTGACGTGTCTGTTGCCAAGCGTAACGAGATCATCGTCAACTTCAAGACACAGACGGACCCGCATGTGCTGCTGTGCCACCCGAAAGTGATGTCCCATGGGTTAAACTTGACGGAGGCGGACATGTGCATCTTCTACGCTCCGATCTACAGCAACGACCAGGCGCAGCAAGTGGTCGAACGGTTCAACCGGTCAGGGCAGACACGCCCCATGACCGTCATCCGGATCGGTGGGCACAAGCTGGAGTGGGACATCTACAAGCTGATCGAGTCCCGGCGGCTGGGCCAGCAGCAAGTGTTGGATATGTACAAAGACATCGCCCTGGGTGGGGCGTCAACGTAGCTTAGGAGGTATCGTGGACATCGAAAAAATCGTGGCGGTGTATGTGAAGATCAGGGATGAAAAATCCCGCGTCAAACAAGAGGCCGACAAGCGGTGCGCCGAACTGCAAGCCAAGCTGGCCCGGCTCGAAGCGGAGATTCAGCGTGAGCTGAACCGCTTGAACGTGCAGTCTGTCCGCACCGGATCGGGTACGGCCTTTCAAAAACTGGAGATCAAGCCGAGCTGCAAGGACTGGGGGATGTTGGATGCCTGGGCGCAAGCCGAGGGGGTTCCCCCGTCGGAAGTGTTTGAGAAGCGACTATCGCGGAAATTTGTGACAGACTACATGGCCGCGCATGATGGCGAGACCCCCGCCCCCGTGACTGTCCACCGAGAACTCACGGTGCATGTGCGCCGTGGTGACTGAACAACCCTACACTATTGCTGGAGCTTTTTGTATGTCAGACCTGACGATTTTTTCTGCCGGTACTACCCCTGTCCCCGCGCACATCTCCGGGTTTCTGGATCAGACCGAGACCAACCTGGTCGAACGCAACCGCGTCCCCACACTCAACTACGCCGGCAAGGTATGGTCGATCTCACTGGCCGATGGGTCACGCACCAACCTGACAAAGCGTAACGATGACGGGGATGTCGAGCCGGTACAGACTTTGCGTGTGGTCGTGATGGACTACGCCAAACACCGTGGCCGCGCGTACTATGAGGGCGCGTTCGACCCTGAGAAAACCACCATGCCTGCCTGCTGGAGTGATGATGGTGAGCACCCCAACGCGCAAGTGGAGTCACCCAAAGGGTCAGCCTGCCGCACCTGCCCGTTCTCTGTGAAGGGGTCAAAGATCACTGAGGCAGGCAAGCCGGTTACGGCGTGCTCGCAGCACCGCAACATTGTCGTGCTCCCGCTGGTGGGAGGGATGGCCGTCCCACCGCTCAAGGTCAAGCTGGCCATCACCAGCCTGTTCGACAAGCAGTCACCCGAGCTGGAGAAGCAAGGCTGGCGCGCGTTCGAGAACTACGTGGACTTCCTGCGCGGCAACGGCGCCAAGCACACCGCCACCATCGTGACCAAGATGAAGTTCGACCAAGGTGCCAACTATCCGAAGGTGATCTTCTCTGCCGAACGGTGGCTGGAGCCGAACGAGCTGGAAGTAGTCAAGGCCCGGATGGAAGATGGCTCGGTCGCATCGCTGTTGGAGGCCGATGTCGCCACGTCAACGCCTGCACTGCCGCCCGCAAGTCCGGCAGTTGAGACGGCTGTGGTCGAAGAAGCGCCTGCTCCAGTCGCCACAACCAAGCCGGCAACCAAACCGGCAACCAAACCCGCCAAGCCCAAGCCTGCTCCCGTTGTAGCAGCGCCTGTGGTGGAGGAAGAACAGGAGGAACTGTCGTTCGAGCTGCCCGCCGCTACACCTGTACCGGCACAGGCTGCCGAGTCCACGGAGATTCCGAAAGAGCTGCAAGACCTGCTGTCCGAATGGGACGACTGATCCCGTTGCTGTAATGTAGCATGGCTACGCACTGGTGCCCCCGGTGCGTAGCCTGTAGTATCTTGTGTGCTCTCTAGGGATTCGCCGTGAATGTAGCGCAATTTTTGCGGGCTGTTTGGCCTGCCACTGGATACTTCGCTCTGGCGATCCCGTGGGTTCCACCGGGCGCAGGCACGGCACTATTTGTTCACAAGGTTGTACAGTCCCACGAAGAAGCCATACAGACTGCCGAGAAGCTGAAGGCATCGGACGACGTGTACTTTTGCGTGCAGTCCTTGATCGAGCCGCGCGTCTGGAATCCGAAGAAAAAGAACCGCAAGACCGGCGAGGCGGGTGCATGGGAGGTGCGTACCCAGCGCAACATCGCCGCTGCCAAGTGCGTCATGATGGACATCGACGTTGGCGCCGACCCGCACAAGTACAGCACCCAGCGCGACGCGATAGTCGCCCTCAAGAATTTCACCACAGCCGTCGGGCTGCCGGCACCCATCATCGTGTCATCGGGTGTGGGACTGCACGTCTACTGGCCGTTCACGGTTGAGATACCTACAGCGCGCTGGGCGCCCATCGCGTCCAAGCTGAAGTCACTGGCTGCCGAGCTGGGGTTGATGGTAGACCCGTCACGCACCGCCGACTCCGCGTCGGTCATGCGCCTGCCTGGCACGCTACACCACAAGGGCGCTCCCCGTCCGGTCACAATCCTGCGTGAGGGGGTTTGCACCCCGGCAGAAGATATCGAGACGAAGATCGACGAAGCCCTGGCACGTTGCGGCGTTGCCGTACAGATGCCAACCAGACCGCCTGCACATCTGGATGGGTTTGCAGACAACACCAACCTGCACAACACCCCTCCGCCAGGGATCAAAGCGGTACTGCTGGCGTGCCCGCAGATGCAACACGCCATGGCCAGCGCAGCCAACCTGCCCGAACCTCTGTGGTACGCGGCGCTGGGGCTGATCCGCCACACCCGCAACGGGTACGAGAACGCCCACAAGTTCAGCGCCAAAGACCCACGCTATGTCGCGTCTGAGGTGGAGACCAAGCTGGGCAACTTGGCTGCGCAGGACATCGGCCCTACTACCTGCACCAAGTTCGACTCCCTGAACCCAGGCATCTGCGGCACCTGCCCACGGTGGGGCAAGATCAAGTCGCCCATCGTCGGGGCGAAGTACACCGACCACGCACCCGCGCCAACCGTACCTGCACCTGGCGGCGCACACCTGCCGCCCATCGTCATCCCAACAGCGCCACTCCCGTACAAGCGCCTGGCATCCGGGGTGTACGTCGATATCACGGTGAAGCCCAAGAAGGGGGACGACCAAGAGATCGAGTTGTCGGAAACCATCAAGCTGCTGGACCACGACTTCTACCCAATCAGGCGATACCGCGACCCCTTCCGCATGACCGAGACGCATGTGTGGTGCGCCGTGCTGCCACTGGTCGGGGCTATGGAAATACACTTACCTGCCGAAGCGATGTACGATATCAAGAAGCTCAACCTGCTGCTGTCCAACAACGGGGTATTCGTCTCGCAGTCTGCGGTCAACATGGTAGGACATTACATGGTGGCGTACATCAAACTACTGCAACGCAACGCGATAGCCGAGACGGTCTATGGTGCCTTGGGCTGGACCGAGAACATGGAAGATTTCGTGCTGCCCCACAAGGTAATCTGTGCGGATGGAACCACCCGCCGGCCAACGATGGACCAAGGCTCGCAACGAACAATCTCCGCCGTACACTCGGCGGGGCAGATGGATATCCAGCGCGACCTGCTCAAGTTCTTCAACCACCCGGAGTACGCCCCCAACCAGTTCGCCATCTGCGCGGCCCTGGGTGCGCCACTGCTGTACATGACCGGGCATCACGGTGTCATCATCAACATGTCCGGCAAGCCGGGCGCGTCCAAGTCCACCACTCTGTACACCGGTGCGGCGCTGTGGGGTCACCCCGAGAAGATGGTCATCAACGGTACGTCGCAGGGTGCAACCGCGCAGGCGCGCGAGAATCGCATGATGATAATGAGCAACCTGCCGCTGGCCGTGGATGAGATCACCCGGATGCCGCCGCGCGCGATGGCTGACATGGCGATGGGTGTTACCCAGTCCGAAGGCCGGCTGCGGCTGGACACCACGGGTACCGAGCGCAAGACCCTGCAAGGCAGCAAGTCCACCATCATGCTCTGCACAGCCAACACTAGCCTGTACTCCGCACTGGCGTCTGACCGGGCGGACAGTACCGCCGAGTCGGTGCGGGTGTTCGAGATGCTGTTCGCCCCCCAGCAGGTCCACACCAAGGCGCAGGCCGACACTTATCTGGCAGAGTTGAAGGAACACTATGGGCACGTCGGCGAGGCGTTCATCACCTACGTCGTCACCCACCGGCAAGAGGTCCAGCAGCGCGTGCGCGGCATCATGCAGTCCATCGACACCCGCATGAACATCTCGGGCGGTGAGCGGTTCTGGTCGGCGGTGGCAGCGGTGGCCTGTGCAGCCTGTGAGATCGGCGCCGAGCTGGGGCTGCTACCCTACGACGTGCGCACACTGTGGGCGTGGTTGAGCCGGGAACAGATACCCTTCATGCGCTCGGCGATGGCCGACCAGTACCTGAGTCCGGTGAGCATCCTCGCGGAATACCTTGAGAGCATCAACGCCAACATGCTGGTGTTGCAGACCAGTTCCCCGGCGGTCTCGATGAAGTGGCAGTCCAACATGCCCACGATCATCCGCCAACCTACCAGCACGCAACTGCTGGCACGGCATGAGATCGACAAGGGGCTGATGTGGGTCCAGAAGAAAGGCTTCAAGGACTACTGCGTCCGGCTCGGACACAACTACACCACGATCACCCGCACCCTGATCGACGACAAGATCATCTCGGCCAAAGCCATTCAGAAGGTACTGGGTGCCGGGACGGACTACGCCAAGGGGCAGAGTAGCTGCATGCTGGTCAACATGTTCAACACGTTGCTGAGCGGTGAGCTTGCCGCCGCCGAGAAGCTGCGCAGTCCGGATAGCAAGGTAATCACCTTCCCGCCGCAGGGCAGTACCAGTGGCCAATAACTCGTGGAAGCCCGGCAAACCTGCCACCCTGGTGCCACTGGGCAACATCGACCTGGCCACCCAGTGGGGGCCCTACGCCCGCCGTGCGTTGTCTCAGCTCGCCCAGCAGGGTGACTTCCGCCGCAAGATGATCGTCCCGGCGCCGGGTATCGTCATTCATCTGGAGACACGGGGCGGTATCCCACGCATCATTATTGAGGCCGGCGGCAGTTTCTGGTGGTGGGCCTATCTCAATGGGCCGCCTGGCGGGCTGCCTGTCAACGAGCGGTTCGCTACTATCGTGGCTGCGGATGTCCCCGGCACGATCAGGCAGCCAGACACGCCGGTCAGTGTTGCCCAGTTGTACGGTGCGCGCGAGATTTTCAACGGGCCAATGTGGCTGGTAGTCAATACACCGCACGTCGTGAAACTCAAGAATATGCTGCGGGTTGCGGTGTATGAAGGCCACACCGACTTGTCGCTGGATGAGTTCTATCTGCGTCTGGGTACTGTCTTGGATAACGGACAGCCAGCACAACCGCAAATGTTTTACGATCTGGTGGTACCTCTTCCGGATGCGGATCATGGCGATCCGCCGCCGCAAGTGGTGCGTGGCGACGGCCCTAGTGCACACCCCTTCTTTTTCAGCTCCGAGTGGGCTGTACTAATGCGCAACTTCAGTGTGGCGCCTTTTGTAGACGTGCCAATATGGGTGCGAGGTAGATACCCTACAGCGGACGATCCTACTGTCGAGTTGGAAAGGCTCGATGACCTGCTGTTGGACTACAACGGTGCCATGACTGCCGGCCTGCCTGGCCCGAATCCTGGTGCCGGCGATACAATCCGCAGGATCGCGGCTGACTTGAACCTGTGGCAGGGTAGTGGTTCGTTTGACCCAGAGAATCCTCCGGATCCAGAAACGCCTGCCGACATGGATTTCTACTACGTGGTACTGGCAGAGACCGAAACAGAAATTCCCGACATCCCTGGGGAACCTTCTCCGTTGTACCAGCAGGCACCGGTGCTAATCCGCCGCAGTATTCTGGACCCGGAAACAGATGTAATGGCAACCGCATGGCTGCTCGATGAATACGTGCAGACGCGAGCCAGCCCGACGCTATTCTCAGTGCAGGAGTACCAGGGTAAAGTGTGGTTGCTTTTCGGTCGCTACGTGCGGAGGTTCCTGCCGCCGGCGGTTGAGTTGGACCGCGACTGGTACTTCGATCAGTACGTAGTAGACAAAACAACTGGCGAGCTACTGTACACGCAGCTTGACTGCGGTGTGCGCGTCTGGACGGTTACCGACAGCGGCATCTTCGGCTACACCATGCCGGAGGTAACATTCTCGGACTACTCCGACTACAACGGCCAGCAAACCGCCAAGATGGCGCATGTGAAGTGGCAGCTAGGCAAGTACCAGTTTGACGAGAACGAGCCCATGAAGCTGGTGCCGGTCTTGGACGCGAATAACGATCCTGTAGTATTGCTGGATTTCGTGTCGGACATTCCTGCTTTTTTGAAAGATAGTTCCGGTATTCTTATAGGCTACACCGACTTGTCCGTTGTAACAGACTTACTCAACCACCTGATCTTCAGGAGTGCATGACGGATTGTAGATACTGTTCCAGCATAAGGGGACTTACGTCGCCGCCGAGATAGTTGTGGTGCCGATGCCCACCAGCGAGCTGAGGGCAGCCTGGGCCATTGCTCCGTAGACTTGTGCTGCCGCACCTGCTGCGCGTACCTTGGCGTCTATACCCTTGTAGAAGGCATCCAGGTTCATCTCACCAGTTTTCAGAATGTTCTCGGTGACCTGGAACGGAACGCGCATGGCAATCTCGTCGCGCTGCAACCGTGCCCGGTACAGGTCTGCTGTAGCCGACATCAGTGCAGCCTTGGCCTGGGCTTCCTGGTTGGCAATGTTCACCGCCGAGTCAAACCCATTCGTGATGGCCCGGATGTAATCGGCTGCGGTGGCAATGGCGCGCAGGCGGGTATCCACCACTTTCTCCACCGCGAAGCGAAGGTTCTCCAGCTCGATCTCGGCCTGCTTGATGGCTACGTCCCGCGACTGCTCTTGCAGTTTCCCCAACTGCTCGAAGCGGTTGGCTTGCAGCAGCTTGGTCATCGCCCCGGACGGCAGCGAGTACCCCCGCTGGGAGAACTGGATCAGGGTCTGTGAGTCGGCACGGGCACCTTCGGCAATGACACGATCACGCCCCCGTTGCCATATCTGATTCTCCACCGCTGGGTTAATCCCAGTCCCACCGTTGGTAATGGTGTTGATGAGCCAGTCCATGCCCTCGTCGTACCCATCGGTGTTCAGTGGGTAGTAGATGGTGAAGAACTCGGCCAGCTTGTCAATCATCAACTGAACCAGGAAGTCGCGCTGCGCCTCATAGGTGGTGGTGGTATTCTCGATATTCGGCACGTCAGGCTCAAGCGCCGCCAGTGTGTACACCAGAGGCGGCGCTGTGACCGCTGCGTAACCATTCGCCGCAGCAACAGCCTTCGACGCGGATATATCCGCCGCACCCGCCCACAGGCCAGCCGCACTCGTGGCGGTACCGATTACGCGGTCAACTACTTGTTCGGGACTGGCCATCAGATCCTCCGGTCTCGCACCACGGGCAGCAAGGTGATGTCCGCCACGTCGAAGTCATCTCCGTTCTGGTTCATCAGCTCGAACTCCCAGTATACGCCTCTCGCGCCGCGCCCAATATCCACACGATGGTTGGTCAAGGTGTCACTGGACGTGCGGGCCTTGTAGTAGCGTGCTACACCATCCACGTCCACGCGCATGACCAGCGCGCCGTCTGCCGCAGCGCCGATGTACACAGAGGGGACATGCTTGACAGACTGGATGCCCAGCGTGGAGCGCACAAACGCCGCGAACGCGTCAATGGGGGAACCCGCGTCGGTATTCCCCTCTAGTTTGTAAATCCCGTCATTGGCCACGCCGTAGTAATCGTCCCCTCGACGGAAGAAACTGTTGAAACCATAGTCCTCATACTGCGCGGAAGCGGACGTGTCCATGTTCACCACCCACACCGCAGCGTTCGATGGCAGGTCAGCACCGGTCAGGGTGCGCAGGGCTTGCAGCGAGCTGACCGACAGATTGCCCAACAGCGTCAGCGCGTAGGTGCCAGACAGCGCCAGCGAGGTGCTGGATGACATAGTGGACAGCAACGACAGGAGCTGCACCCGCGTCAGTGCGACAGTACTGGTCAGCGTGCCGTGGCTGTTGAGCACCAGTACCAGGTCGGTGTGCATGGCCAGCGTCGGCGCCTCAAACAGCCATGACACCATCATCAGGGTGTCTTCCGGCCACCACGGCGGGTTGGAGATCATCCCGAAGCGCAGTATCAGCTCCCACTCCCCTTGGCCGTATTCCACGCCTTCCTCGGCACCGATCATGGCGAACGCCGGCAGTGACCAGGCACCCTCACCCCAGTCCTCACTCAGCCCTGTCCCCCACAGACTCCACGGCGGTAGTACCCAGAACCCCTCGTCGGAGACGGAGGGCACATACTCCTGTTCCTGCCCTGACAGGGTGAAGCGCGGCAGTACCCATGTGCCAGTGCCTGGCGCGTCGTAGTCGGCAGCCGACCAGAGAAACTTGGGTAGCGTCCAAGTGCCCGAGCCGAACCCGGTCGGGAACACATCCAGCGTGAGTGACAGTGGGAATGTTACATCTATCGCCTTGGCACGGTTGGGGTGCAGCTCCAGGCCCAAGGTAACCGGCATGATAGCCGCCGGCTCCGTGCCTATCGCTAGGTCCAACGTGATATCGAACGCCACGCGCGGCTGTACCCTGGCCGAGAGGCCCATCTGCACAGGGACCAACACGGACGCTTCCGTGAGCGTAATGCCCGCAATGGCAGCGTTGTCCACAGCGTCCAACGCCGAGTACAGCAAACCATACCCGCCAACTGTTGCTGTGGCATGGATAGGCGGCTGCGGGCTGGCGACCAGAGACCTGCCCAGCGCATGGTAGTACACCTGCCCAGTCGCAGAGCGGATGATGCGCAGGGTCGTGTCCGGGGTGTTTGCCGTCAGCAATGCGCCACTGACACCCTGCTCGAAGATGCGCACGCCAGAGGCATCGACCATCAACCCGTAGCGGTAGGAGCTGGGAGTCGTTGTGTTCTTGTTTACAGCGTCCAGCCCCACGAACACGGCGTAGCTTCCGTAGCGGACCTTGAACTCGACATAGCTCCCCGCCGGCACGTCCCCGATACTGTCTGCCGCACTGTTCCACTGGCGGTCGTAGCTGATGGCAATGACGGCTGGCGTAGGGGGTATGGCTGGGGTAGGAGGTACTGCCGCTGTTGCAGGTATGGTGTGGTATACAGGTGTGTACCCCCCGAAATAGTACGCGCCGTCGATAGGGGCTCCGGCTGCCAGCGAATCAGTGCCTGGGGATGTGGTAGAAATTATCGGAACATACTCGACTACCGTTCGCGCTGGCTGCGCGGGTATGCCTGGAGTACCCGGTGTCCCCGGAATCGCCTCGGAGATGACATCGTATACCAGCGGCTTGACTAGGGCACTCACCTAAATCTCCACGCACCGGCGGAAGTTTTTCCAAAAGCTAGCGCTAGCTAGTGAAAACGCAACACCAAAACCGGCTCCCGATGGCAACTCAATTGTATCACTGAACTTTGTGCCTAAGCCTGTAGAACTGCTGAACGGATACGCAGAGATGCCGGGACTTGAATAGTTTGCAACAGCAATGGCATCCCCATCAGGTGAAAAGGCAACACCATATCCAGCTATAGTTGGCAATGTAGCGGGATCGGCAAACTTGGTGCCAAATCCTGTAGTGATATTAAATGGGTACACTGAAATGCATGGAGCTGATTCATGCGCAACAGCAACAGCATTGCCGAGCGGCGAGAAAGCAACACCTTCTCCGATACCTGTCGGCAATACGGCAGGGTCGGCAAACTTCGCACCAAAACCTGTACTACTGTTAAACGCGTACGCCGAAACATAGGGGCTTAACGAATGCCCTATAACGATAGCATCTCCTGCTGGCGAGAAGGCAACACTATATCCTGAGTCCGCCGGCAGGGTGGCAGGGTTGGCAAACTTAGCCCCAAACCCGGTAACACTGTTGAATGCGTATACCGAAACACCAGGGCTTGAAAAATGCGCAATGGCAATAGCATCTCCAGCAGGTGAAAACGCTACGCTACGTCCAATGCCGGTCGGCAGTGTAGATGGGCTGGCAAATTTGGTACCAAAGCCGGTAATACTGTCGATCGAGTATACTGATACATAAGGACTTGAAAAGTGTGCAACAGCAAGTGCATCTCCTGCTGGTGAGAAGGCAACGCCGAAACTATTGCCGTTCGGCAGGGTGGCAGGGTTGGCAAACTTAGCCCCAAACCCAGTAACACTGTCGATCGCGTACATTGAGACATATGGGCTTACATAATGCCCTACAGCGATAAGATCACTAGCCGGTGAAAAAGACGCGCTAAGGCCAAAGCTCGGAGGCAATACGGCTGGATTGGTAACTTTCGGACCGAAGCCTCCGCCAGACCACGAATATACCGAGATGTAAGGGCTTGTGTCATGCGCAACAGCAACAAACATATCACACCATCGGCAGCGTGACGTTCAGGGAGCCGATGACGCGGTAATCGCCTGCCACCAGATTGACGTTGCTGAAGTTGAGGTCAGCCCCGACCAGCCCTATGGTGCCCTGCACGCGCTTGTCGGTGGTACTGGCCGCGCCTGTGTCAGAGATGGCCATGAAGCGGAAGAAGGTCGCCGTGCCAGTGTTTGCGATCAGCCCACGCCAGACCTCGGCGGTGTTCTTGGACAGGATGCCAGCGGTGACCGTGCTTCCCCATGTGAGCCCAGTACCGGTCGCGTCGAGGGAGATGGTGCAGAGCACAGTCAGGCTGGAGCTGTCAGCGTTTGCCGTTGCAGGCATGGTGCCGGCGTAGATGCGTATCACCCCACCATCCAAGGCACTCTTGAAGCTACCGGAGATGAGCAGGTGGTCGCGGAGGCCAGAGCTGAATTGGATAGACATGTCAGGTCCTCAAGCAAGAGTCGCAATGACGCGACCGGCAGCAAGGTTCAGTGCGCCGCCAGCCGCAACAGGTTCGGGCACTGCCAGTGCACCATAGGCAAGAAAGTTTCCGGCGGTCAGGGCATCCCAGATACCGATATGCGTCACGATGTAGGGAGTGGCCCCTGCGTTGGCTGTCCATGTGACACCCGCGTCAGTCGCTTTGGCCAGGCTGGCCGCTGCCGCGAAGGTGATGGCCTTGCGCACATAATCCGCGTCGGTACCGACAACCAGCTCGTTCGCGCCCGTCAGGCCAGGGTCGCCCGTGTGCAAAGACAGGTACCACGCTGTAGGTCGGGTGGCCGCTGTATCATCCAGCAGCCAGTTCAGCGCCAGGTTACCTGCAAAAGTCGAGATGGGCATGATCTATCCTCAAGAACTCGTGAGTGCCAAGCCGGCAATAACACGCAACACCTCACCAGGATTCACCACTTTAGGTGACGGTGCGGCAACCGCTGAGATCAAGATGCCTGTCGTGCCGCCCTTGACCGCGTTGCTGTGCAGCCCACCCCCTTGCACGGTGGTTGTGGTCGTGAAGGTAAACACGGCGGGCGTCCCGGCATTGACGTACAGTCCGGAACCGGGTGCGTCAGGCACCAAGGTAGGGCGCGAAGCCTCGCTGTAGGCTGTGGTGATCTCGGTGGCGTTGGCCGGGTAGTTGGCCGCTGTGTCCGTGGGCTGCGGGGTGTACGCGCCGCTGTACAGGCTGATGTACCACGTCGAGAACTGACTGCCACCCGACAGTGCCGCCGCGATGATGTAGTCCCGCCCCGCTGTAGGGATCAGATTCTCCTTGGTCCACTCCCAGCGCAGATTGTTGTGCCGGTCGAAGCAGCGGAAGGTGTAAACAAAGTGTGGGTTGAATATCTCGATCACGGTTGCAACCCTCCGGCCTTGCGGACCACTTCCATCTGGATGAAGGAGTCAGCGGCCAGCTTGGACACAGAGGCGTCCTGCACACTGACCACCGCCTGTCGCAGACCGTCCTGTTCCCGCACCAATGCAGCACCCGATGTGCCCGTATGCGGGGCCACATCCTGGTCTTGAAGATTCTTCACTTGTCCGTCTCCTGTTGCGAGTACAAGCCCCTTCGGAGTGTACCACACTACATCGTTCGTGTAGGGTACACGGGCACTTGTACCATAGATCGCACCGTAGGCCAACCGGGTGCCGAGAGTAAAATCGTCAGGGCCGGAACCCTGGAAGAAATAGGTCTGGTCCGACACCACCCACACACCCGCGTCCACCGGCTCGACGACGGTGATGTAGTCCGCTTGCAAGATAAACCCTGTGGATAAGTGTACCCAGTCAGGGGCGTAAGGCTCGGTTATCCACAACACCCTGTCAGAGGCGATGTACAGCCGTCCGTTGTGCTCGCGGATGATCTGGCCTGCGGGGGGTGGAGAGATTTGCTGGGTGGCCAGTGGCGCGCCCGTGCCCAGTTCCGCCGTGGTGATCGTGTAGGTTGATGTGCTTGCAGGGAGTTGCGCGACCAGAAACAGCGTCGCGCCGTTGGGTGTGGTGGCGTAGACCCGCTTGACCCGCCCGGCTGCCATGCCGGTGACAACGATAGAGCCTGTGCTGCCCGGCAGGATGCTCACCTTGGCCAGATCGCTCGCACCAGACTCTATGCCGGCCGCATCCACGAAGGTGACAGCCACCAGGTAATCGCCCGTTGGCATGGGGCCGCTGGTGACATAGGCCGTGGGTGTTGCAGGGACCGGTAGGCCCCAGTCAGTCGCGCCGGACGCGGTGATCTTCTTGGTAATCTGTCCATCGCTGAAGTACACGACATCATTGAAGAACGTGTAGGTAGGGGTCGGACCGTACACCCCAGCGAACAGTGGTGTGCTGGTGTTGTCAGCGTTCAGTTGGCGCAGCTCCGCGCCTTGGATGAAAAACGTGCCGATTGGGCAAGAGAAGCCGCCTCGGCAGCCCGCCCCACTGACGATGCGTGTGTAGCCATCGCGTCGGCGCAGATGTCCACTGTTGTCCACGTCGATGTTGACCAGGTTTCGCAGCGTGCCGTCCGGTAGGGCGTAGTCCGGCTGGCGGTTGTTCATGCCCTTGGGCCACGGGCCGTATCGGGCAGTGATGTCCGTCTGTGCTGCTGTGGGTAGATGCTTGGCCATCAGGCCGCCTCCGACAAGAGAGTAACCACGATAGAAGACTCAGCCACCTGCACGCGGACTTCTTGTGGGAGAGATTGTACGCGGATTGCCTCTGGCCCAGGTTGTACGCTGATATCTTTTGCGATGATCTGTACTCGGATGCCTTCGGCACCCTCACCCCCTGCCGGCCAGGCTCCCGGCACGGCACCCGTGCCGGTTGGTGCAAACAGCAGTACAACGCTGCCAGCCAGTGCACCTGCACCAACAGCCCCCGCTGTCGGGGTGAACTCCAGTGCGGCAGCGCCCGCCAGGGTGCCACCCGCCGCCATCGCTCCGGTCGTGGTTACATCTACGGTAGACGTACCAGTCAACGTGCCCGCGCCAAGGGCAGTACCTGTACTGTCCAGCGATACCGTCAGGCTGCCGGCGATCTCGGCGGCGCCTATCAGCGGAGCCGTGGGCGCGAACGCTACAACAGACGAGCCTACCAGACTACCCGTGGCGAGGGCGGTTGCGGTCGGAGCAAATGAAACGATGGACGTGCCTGCGAGCTGTCCCGCCGGGACATCCAGTGTGGCGCTGGGCGCAAACGTCAGTGTGCTGGCGCCGGCCAGGGCGCCTGTGGCGCTGGTTGTTGCCGTCGGTGTGAAGGTGTCGGTAGCTGAGCCAGCCAGGGCACCTGCGCCAAGGGCAGTCGCGGTCGGTGTGAAGGTGTCGGTAGCTGCGCCAGCCAGGGCACCTGTGCCAAGGGCAGTCGCGGTCGGTGTGAGCGCAACGGTAGACGTGCCAGCCAGGGCACCTGTGCCAAGGGCAGTCGCGGTCGGTGTGAGCGCAACGGTAGACGTGCCAGCTAGTGCACCTGCACCAAGAACTGTTGCCGTCGGTGTGAGCGCAACGGTAGACGTGCCAGCTAGTGCACCTGCGCCAAGAACTGTTGCCGTCGGTGCGAGCGCAACGGTAGACGTGCCGGCCAGTGCACCTGCGCCAAGGGCTGTTGCCGTCGGTGCGAGCGCAACGGTAGACGTGCCGGCCAGTGCACCTGCGCCAAGGGCTGTTGCCGCTGGGGTAAGGCTTATCGTGGCGGCGCCGGATAGCTCGCCCACACCAGCCATTGTGGCGGTAGGAGCAAACGCAAGCGTCGCTGTGCCTGCTATCTCAGCCGCCGGAACGTCCAGCGTTGCCGTGGGGGTAAACGTCAGGGTACTGGCGCCAGCCAGTGCACCTGCGCCAAGGGCTGTTGCCGTAGATGTGAGCGCAACAGTAGCCGTCCCGGCCAGCGCGCCCGTGGCTAGGGCTGTCGCCGTAGGGGCGAAGGTTAGGGTGGCTGTGCCGGCAATGTCAGTGCTCGCGCTGCTTTGTAGCTGCGCCTCGGCTGCACCACCAAACCAGGTAAATGACACGTTAGGCTACTTTTCGGATACTAGCGTCGAACGCGCGGTCAGTGCCGGCCAGCTTGGTGATCGTCATATCCCACCCCTGCATGAGGATGAACGTTGGCGTGACGAACAGCTCCGTCTGGACCCCCTGTAGCGACCACTGGGAAAAGACGCGCTTTGTCCCGCCTGAAAGGGCCGCCTCGTAAAGATTTACCCGGTATTCATCACCCTTTGCCATGACCGATGCGTCAATAAACAGTTGATAAACGCCAGCGACCGTAATGTCCTGGAGCGTTGTCGTTCCGGAAACGATGGAGAGCTCCGTCGCCCCAACTGTCACAGCCGATATACTGTATGCCTGAGAGATAGCCATTAGCTCACCGCGTAGATTAAGCCGTCGTAGGCGGCATCGTTCACCCCGGAGTTTGACGCCAACAATGTCAGCCGAGACCCGGCAGGAACATCCTGGAAGGCCGGCATGAATGGCGTGGGGCCCATAAATTGTTCCGATATGGTTCCGCTGTACACCCACGTCCCAATTCTATCCTCCGTCGCCGCGCCAACGCCTATCCCGATGTTGTAACCCAGCGTGGCGAGCGTCGAATCCGTTGCCGGCTGGAACCCCGGAAGAAACGCGAAATGATCTTCGGATGTTGATGCCGTCATTTGTGTCACCGAAGCGGCGCCGCCGCTCGCCGCTGGCGTTACCGCTTGGCCCCGAACGTTGTTGATCTGCGTGCCGTAGGCTGTCACCTTTCTTCCAACACGGAAGGGCGGCGGGCTCCCGCCGTACAGGGCAACGATGACTCGCGCGGTTATGCTGCTCCTTACGTTTGCGTGGACCGCAGCAATTCGCTTCCCCTGCGGAATGTGTAGTGGGAAAAAATAATTCGTCCAGGAACTGGAGCTGATGGCATACCCACAGATAAGCGCCGGGATGAGAATGTCGTCGGTGGCTCCTCCGATCAGTATGTCCATACACGCTTGAGATGCGTTGGCGCTCAGCCCCGTTGCGGTGATGCAAATAGAAATGCCCCATGAATCCTGCACGTTGTTGGCGGCGGAAATGATTTCCGTCACCGGGCCGTCCAGCAGCGTTGTTGCGTTCGATAAAACACCGGTGCCGTAGCTTAAAGTGCCAACGATCCCGATGTTTGAAATGACCTTCATCCGGCCTTTTTGTGGGGTCCAGAGCATTTTAATTCCCGGCTCAGTTGTCGATTTGGGAGGTCGCGGTGTCCGGCAGTATTCACCCGCGCGTTACATCAGGACCATAGTTGGCATCGTGCAGAGTGCCCAGCACGCTCCAGTGGCGGGAAACGTCCCCCGCCCGGCGCTTGGCTTCCTTCGCCCGCACCCTGATCCACTGCGACAGCAGCAGCGCGGACTCGTAGGGCAGCGACACCTGCACATTGCCTAGGTGGATGTGCACGACATCCCCCTCACTCTCGACGGCGATGCGCTCTTTTTTAAGGAGCGCGTTGTTCACGATGGAGACCATTCGGGGGTCTCCTAATCACGCGAGAACAATATCGAGCGCGCCTGCGGCAAAACTAGGTGTAATGCCGTTGCTCACTGCCAGCGTTGCCGTCAAATCACCGATCAGGAACAGGTTGCCAGCGCCCGACGGGGCCGAGCCAAGGCCAAACCCGAACAGGGTCGCGCCCGTAGCCCCGCATGTCGGGAAGCCGATGGCGTTGTCGTTGTCGCAGGTGTCGCCAGTGACAGTCCACTGCGTTACGTTGCGCGCCTCATCCTGGCGGGCGTAGTTGGTGTAGACCGTTTCGTTCGTGGTCTGATCGCCGGCTTCGGTGTGCCCTGGGGATACCGTGAGGCTGATCCAGAAAACTCCGGCAGTGGTCGATCCTCGCAGGCCGGTGGCGTCGCCGACGTTGGCGGCATCCACGTTGGTCATAATCAGCCCGAGCAGGCTGGTTTCAAAGGCGTTGCTGGCTGACATGGTTATTTCTCCTAAAGTAAGAACTATCTATCGCATGGGGCGGGTGTGATGCGCTCATGCGGCACGCGGTAAGAATACACGGATTTCAGACGCAATAGTTTGGACGCGAACACTCTCTACGGCAAGCTGAACCCGCACCGCACCGCTGATAATCGCGGAGGGAATGACTGCAACAGGTAGGGTACCCGTTGGTACGAGCGTCAATACGGCGGTGCCAGCCAATGCCCCGGCACCAAGAGCGGTCGCCGTCGGGGTTACGTCGATAGTAGACGTGCCTGTCAGTACACCATCAGCCAGCGCAGTAGCCGTACCGGCCAGCGATACCGTCAAGCCCCCGGCAAGTTCGCCAGTACCTGTCATCGAGGCTGTAGGCGCGAACGCCACAACGGATGCCCCTGCCAGTTCTCCAGACCCCGCCAGCGTGCCGGTCGTGGTGAAGGTGACTGTAGACGTGCCCTCGACCTGCCCTGGCGGCACATCTGGCGTGGCAGTAGGCGCGAATGTCAGTGTGCTGGTGCCGGCCAGTGCACCAACGGCGAGAGCTGTGGCACTTGGGGTGAAGGTGGCAGCGGATGTGCCAGCCAGAGCACCTATGCCGGCCAGTGTGCCAGTTGGTGTAGCGTCTAGTGTAGCTGTGCCGGCCAGTCCGCCGGTGGCGAAGGCAGTTGCTACAGGGGTTACGGTTATCGTAGCTGTGCCGGCCAGCGCGCCAGTAGCAAGTGCTGTGGCACTTGGGGCGAAAGCGACAGTAGCCGTACCTGACAGCGCGTTAGCATCAGCACCCCCCGGCACTCCAACGGGCGTGACGCCAATCGGGAGTGTGCCGATCATAGGAGGATGCTCACGCTCTTGAATCCGTGAATCTGTACGCGGCTACGCTCGACTATCTCGACGAACGCGGCGCTTGGGATCATGGCCGGCTCTGGCTTCACACCATGGTCTCCGTGACTTGCATGACAGCGGCGGCAACTCCGCCGAAAAACCGTGCGCCAGACCCTCCATTAATACGAATAGTCGAAGCATTATTTCCGCCGGCCCTGAGCTTGAATGTTGTCGCCGATGTCGTCCCGGCTAGCATTAAATGATCGACGGAGATAGCGGTTGCATAGTCCGCTAGCGGAATAGTAATGAGTCTCACAGCGAGTGCGTTTGCGGTAGTGTCTTGGAAGACTGCGGCGATGACAGATGCTGTAGCGGTCAATGTATAAAATGCAGAATGGTGAACATGAAGCATGTTTGCCGCAGACCGTGGTGTTATGGCCTGCGTCATGAATTCGGTCCCCTCTGTATTCTGAGGAATTGTATCGTCAGACGGGATCGTGGTGGTTCCTGAAGCCGTAGCTCCCGTCTGGTTTCTGCGAACTTGCACCGTTTCCCCAGGCAGTCTATTGCCTTGTGAGTAGATGCTTATCAGCGACGGCGCAGCATTCCACGTCCCTGCTGTAGTGAGGGTGTATTCGAGATACCCCAACACCCGCATAGCTTTGGACGTTACTGCGGTGCCGGTATAGATCACGCCAGAACTGTCAGCAGCCCCGGCTCCCCCTTCCGCTGTGGAGGATTCCAACACATTGTCTTGCAGCCCGTACACGCCGTCCGTGAGCGCGCATTTGATAACACCGAGACGGAACGTACCGGCGTCGTTGAAAGCTACCAGCCACAGCCTGAATATGGTCCCGCTTGTCGCGCCAAGTGTTGACCCGCTGGAGATTACGATGGACGCAGCGGCGGTAACGTCAATGGCAGCAAACCCGCCCGCGCCATCCTGAAACGATAGGCGCACAGGATCAGCCGCACTCGGGTCATTCCCGGCGGCAGTCTTTAGACTGATAGTCTCTGCGTTGCCGGAGCGGGATGTCGTGAACGTCGCGTTATCGAGCAGTCCGGCATGATCGAGCGTGCTCCGTCGCAGCGCATAGGCCGAGTTGACGCAGTACACCCGCAAGGTCTTGCCAGTCCAGTCCACCGCCGCCCCGGCATTACTGGAACCATGAATCGTGGTCCGAGTCAGGGTATCGGTTGCCGCGTCAGTCACTGTGCCAATGCCGCGCTCCCATGCGGTGCCGCTGACTTCCTTGGCGTAGTAGTAGCAGGTCTGGGCGTCACCAATCCCGGCCACGAAGGTCTGCGCACCGGGCGCTTCGCCGGATGCCGGCACACCCCCGAGCTGGTATGCCCCGGTGGTTGTGGTGGTCGATTCTTCGACTACGTTGTCAGCCCAGCGCATTCAGTTCCCCTTCAATCTTACTGCCCAGTCGTGGGCGGTGTTGGCGTAGTCGGCTGCTTGGTCACATTCTCGGGCGAAATCAAGAAGGAACTCGCTGGCTTCTGGAGAAAGAAGTCCCTCAGCCGCAGTTGAAAGTCCGCCGTCGGCGGCGTTGTCAGCAGTAGTGCCGGTGGCTGCGGCGTTGGCGGGCACGGCGGCGTTACAGGCAGGTCTCTTGCCGGGGTCGCGCAGCCCGCCAAGCTCACGAGCAAGACGGCGATTATCGGCCAGCATTTTTTCTTTCTCTTTGCTACGTTCGGCATAGGATAGCTCCAGTTCGGTGGCCAGGGCGTTGTGCTTGCGCTCGATGTCGATGGCCTTGGTCTGTGCAAGCCGCAGTGCTTCTTCCGCGTTCGCACGCTGCGTCTCGATGATCGCCGTATAGTGGTCGTCCTTCGCAGCCGCTGTCAACTTCCACGCAGCGCCAGCGCCTACTACCAACGCCACCACAATGGCGATCAGTGTTGGCGGGATTGAGGGTATCATTTCATCAACTCCGCCCGTATCTGCGCGGCAGCCTGCAACCGCGCCAGTCCCCACGATGCACCATTCGCGGCAATTACCAGCCAGCCCAGCACCGTAGCTATGGCAAGCAGGGTGTAGCGTGCGATTGGCTTGAGTTTGGTCATGGTTCCGTGCGCTCCGTGGTAGTTGTCGTGCCTGGTTGCGGCTCGGCTATTGGCCGATCAGAGTTGAGCGCCGCTGTCCGCTCCTTCGATGCCGTGTTGCCCCGGAATACCGATCCCGCGACGAACCCGGCCATCATCGCGGCGAATGTTGCCGCTGACTCAGCGTACTGCCCGGTAAGCGCGAGATACCAACACAGCCACGATCCGACAAGGAAGCACCCGACGTAGGTGAGCGACGGTGAGTAGCCTTTCCCATCCGCATCGGAAATCAGATCAACCAGCCGGAATGTGCTGGCATCTCTGTCGAGCCGCAGCAGGTACGCGCCGCCGATTGCTATCAGTGCCACGAACACCCATCCGGCCCAATCCACGGCAGCAAGCGTGTCAGTTAGCGCTGACTTGTTCACACCCGCCCCCACCCTTCAACAGCAGGCACAATAACCATAAGTCCTACGACCAGGACCGCAACCAGCGCCCAGTCGATGATGGTGCGCAGATCGCCCTCGCGGAGTTTCATACTGTAGCCCATGCGGTACGATAATTGTTCGCCCAAGGCTCTACATGCGGCTTGCCCGGACGCCATGCGCTGACATACTGCACCCACCCTTTTTCCGGGTCGTTCGGCCCTGGTAGCGCATCCGGCACCGAGTACAACAGCGCCCGCGCCAGCACACACGCCAGCACGTCGTTGTGGATCAGCGCCTCGTGCACCGCGTAAGGGTCGCGCGGGTACAGCAGGGCGTCGATTACCGGCAGTACAAGTGCACTCGCCGCCGCGTGGCGGACCATCACACCGCGCGTCGCTCCGTCTCGCTCAAACTGCCAGAACCCGTGGCCTTTCCCCGGCTTGCTCTCCCACCAATGATCCCGCGCTTCGAGCATTTGCCGACGGGCGCGCAGTCCGGTTTCCTGCAAGGCAATGGCGATCAGCATGGCCCGCGCGGCTGGCGTGTCGAGCTTGCTATCAAGCATCCCAAGCGCTGGGATAATTGCGGTTTTGAGCAACAGTTCAGGAGTCATCTCCGCGTACTCGCCAAGGTGTTCAGCACCGTCAGTATTCGACCATCAATAATGTCCAGGCGCTGCATGATGTGCTCATCGCGCCTCTGCGCTAGACCATTTACAAAGTCCATCTTCTTCTCGACCTCCTCTATCTTCTTGTCGATGTAATCTTCCATAGCCTGCACTTTACGCTGATTGCGCTGGTAAATGTAGGTGGCCAAGGTGAACACTCCGGCGCTCATTATACCAAGCGCCCAACGTAACGCAATAGGTGTTTGGTCGAACAGTACCTTCCAAACATCTGGTATGTGTTCATGGTTCACGCGCAGCTCCTTACAACTATGGTGTTCAAGGTGTAGTGGTAACTTCTTGCACCACAGTCACCTCGATCCGCAGCAGCTCGTCCACAAAACCGTCCGTATACACCGCCTCCAGATCGCCGACAGCCGACAGGAATGTAAACGCTGCGGTAGCGGCTGCTGGAATAGTGAGTGTGATCGTATGTGTAGAGTCGTTGAGGACGATGTTGCCGATGGTAGTGGACATCTCATACAGCAGCGCACCACCCACCGCATCGCGCAAATTCAGCCGTGCAGTCGCCCCGGCAAGTGGTACCGGAGTGTAGTAGACCAAGCTTCCGCCACCAACATAGGAGGAAAACCCTGCCGCGTCGATGGAGTTGATCGTGATCGTGTTGGCGTCTACCACCGACACAGGCCGGAAGTCTGACTCCCGCAACGAGTTGGCCACCGCGTTAATCTGGTTCATCCCTGCGACATTGGTTACCGCCGCGCCCCACCCGGTAACCAGCCCGTGCCCTGTCGCCGTGATGCTGACCGGCGCCGCCTTGGTGATCGCTGTGATGGGCTTGTAGACCAGCGGCAGCATCTCGGGCCGCACCACATACTTGAAGGTACGCCCCTGGCGGATAGTCCATGAAACTTCGGCTGGTGCGCGCGGCATCACTGCACTCCCGGCTGGAAGAAGCGGGTTGTGTTCTGGATACCCACATCGCGAATGTTCGACCCAGGCAGAATGCCGACACTGCT